GCGTTCATCTCGTCAGTGTTAATCAGGCCAGCCTCAGCAGCCTGCCTGACGTCGCGGTTACGCTCTTGGAACTGAGTCTGGGCACCCTTGCCGACAATCCCCTCGCGTGCCTGCTTGCGGACGTTAGTCTCTGCAAGCTTCTTCTCCATGTCGGTCAGTGCCGGGTTGTCCTTGATCTTCTTCAGTTCCTTCTCGAACTTCTGGACAGGCGACAGGAACGCCGTCTCTAGTTCCTTGCGGATGTTGTCGGCGAACGAGACGTCCTCGCCAAGCTTCTGGAACTTACGGTCGAACTCTCGCTTGGCTTCCTCGCCAGCGATCGCTGCCTGCTCCTGTGCGGACGTCGTGTCGAGGTTCAGCTTCGCAGTCGCGTACTCTTGCTGCGAGATTTTGCCGCTGTTGAAGTCAGCCTCAAGGTTCTCTCTCTTGACCTTCAGTTCCTTGGCAAATCCACCGGACTGCTGCTTCTTCTTAATGGCATCGAGTGCGGCTGCGTACTCATTCTTGTACTTCTCTGCGTTGGCCTTCACAGTGGCAGACGCCGGGAAAAGCTTGCCGTCAATTACCGTACCGGCAGCAATGTCCCGAACAGACTTGCCAGCTTCCTTCACGGCATCGTCGAGCTTCTTGTACAGTTCAAGGTTCTTCTTGAGAGTTATCTGAGGACTGTCGTCGCGAAGCGTGTCGAGGTTCTCTCGTAGCTTCGCAGTCAGCTTCGCAGACTCTTCCTCAAACTCCTTGAGGTTCCCTGTCTTCTTCAGGGTGTTCTGAAGCTCGTTGAAGTCGTCGTTGAACTTGCTGGCGGCGTCCGCACCAGCCTCTCCGAACCGAGAGGACTCAATGATCAGGTCGCCCATGCTTCCGCGAGCGGCGTCAACGCTCGCCATGATCTCTTCCTTAGACGGACCCTTTAGGCTTTCAGCGTACTCTGCGGAGACAGTGGCGATCGCAGCACGAAGGCCGTTCGTTGTCTGCTCGATCTCACTGATAGCCTTCTCTGCCTGCTCGGCGGTGAGGCCCATCGACATTCCGAACTGCACTGAAGCAGCACGAGCCTCCTCGAAATTAACTTGTGCTGATTCTGCACCGCCGAAATCGACCTGAACGGCAGTCCCGGAAGCGGCGAACTCAGCGACCTTCTCAGCCGCGAGTTGCTTTGAACTCTTTCCTGCTTTTTCCGCAGCGGCTGCGAGTTCTTCGGTTGATGCAGTGGCTGCGTCAATCTTTTCCGAAGCACCTCCAAAACCAAGAGCCTCTCCGACGCTGGCGAACACTCCGTAAATCTTAGACCCGATTGCGTAGATGCTGCCGAAGGCAGCGGCGATCAAGTTAATGACGGCGACGACGCCAGTGGCCTCGCCGATGCTATATAGAACACTTCCAATCACAGAGAGTATGTCGTCGAGACCGCCGCACGCCGCGTATAGTGCCAGAAAACCCACAGCGACCAACTCAACTCCGGCTATCACAAGACCGATCGGACCGAGAGCCATAAGCCACGCCGCGTGGATCGTTATGGCAGAGGCAAGCGATGTGGCTGCGGTTGTGATCCACGAAGCAGCGTAGAATGCCATGTATCCGACGACGACGGGGATTGAGGCGATGATCACGCCAAACAACCCCGCCCCGATTGCGGCGTATGCGATCGCGGCGTTTACAGCAGCCTGAACTGCTGTTGACTGCATTGCAAGGTTGAAAAGAGCGAGCGATACGATTGCTCCGATGACCACTTCCCCAAAAGTCTTCCCGAACCCGTAGATGCTTTCGCTCAGTGACGTGATCGAAGGGCGTAGGAGAGAGGCTATTACCGATGCGATCTTTTCAAGCATCGATACGGCAGACTCAACATACGAAAGCATATAAGTGAACGCGTCGCCGACTGCGGCGACGAGGTCTGCGATCATCGCAAAGTCGAGAAAACCAGCGACAACCGTTCCGACAACGCCAGCAAGCCTCAGCATGATGTTCAGCACACGACCGAATAGCTCGATGACGACGGCGATAGGCTTGGTCATGTCGGCCAAGATGCCCATGATCGGAGTCAGTGCAGCAGTCAGTCCGCCTTGAAGATCAGCAGAGATGTTGTTGAAGGCTTTTTGCAACTCGACGAACGGTATCAGCATCGTCTGCCCAAGATTTGCCGACGCTGCCTTTATGCGGTCGAATGAAGTCTCAAGAGTCAGGAACCTCTGGAAGTCGAGCTTCGTGAGGGCACCACCAAGACGCTGGAAGTCTTGCTCAAGTTCGCCGACCTCCTTCAGTGCCGGGAGGATCGCAGCACCTTGCTTACCAAAGAGGTCAAAAGCGAGTGCTGTTCTCTTCGCCGGGTCTTCTACTTCGGAGAGTTCTTTAGCGACCTTCTTAAAGGCCTCTTCTGGGCTGAGTTCCTTCAGTTCATTGATCGAGATTCCAAGCCGATCGTAGGCGAGCTTTGCTTCGCGAACGCTATCCACGTTCAACTGGCCGATCTTGACCTTATTGAGGTTCGTGTAGAACGCCTGCTGACCCTTGGCAAGCTGCCCCATACTGACGTTGGTGTTCTGTGCGGCAAGTCGAAGCTTCGACATTTCCTCCTGAGAGGAGCCAAAGCGTGATGCCATTTGGTCTGTCGCCTGAGCGGCGAGGCTCATGTGTTCAAGTTCGTGTGCGAAGCGTCCCGTGGCAACAGCGGCGGCGATCGCCAGAGGTGCGATGACTGGGATGGCAGACGCCAGCCCGCCAACGGACGCAATCGCACCGGCGGCAGCACCTCCAGCAACAGAGGTGCCTGCGGCAAACGCTGTGAGGGCACCACCAGCCGCACCCAACGCTGCCGACGTGGCAATAACGCGGGCTGTTAGTGCCGCGTACTGTGCAAGTGATATGTCCTTGTTAGACGCACCAACAACAAGCTCGATGGCTGGAAGTAGGTTTCCGAAAGCAGAGGATAGTCCACCAATCCGTGCTGCGGACTGGGTTACCGATGAAGATACGCCTTGAATGATCCTCTGGAAGAACTCCATCGCAGATGAGGATCGGTACAGTGCAGTCGCGACGATCCCGTATGCAGCAGCGGAGACGCGAATGCCTGCGGCAGCAGAAACACCAACGGCAGCTACCTGAGTTGCTGACTCAACGTATCTCTTCGCCTCGTCGCTGAGACCGGCAGTGGCGGCACGGGTAGCTGCCATGATCCCAGAGTAAACAGCAAGCGTGGTCGCACCGCCAGCGATCGCCCCCGTCAGAGAGCCAACTGCAATTGCGGTTGCAGCGGTACTTCCTCCGACCGCTGCCGCTACCGTGGCGTATCCACCAAGCGACGTCGCAGCCGTCGTGATAGCAGCACCACCAGCGATGTACGCGTCTCGACTGCGACCGACTGCGATGATCGTCTTGTCGATTGCAGAAGTGAGTGTAACGTCACCCGATGCAGCAAGTGTTGTCGCCTCCGCAAGTCCCCTCGCTGCGGATGCGGACTGCGTCAGTGCGTCGCCTGTTTTCTTGACAACAGAACCGGCTTTGGCGGACGCATTAGCGAATTTGTTAGCGTCGTCTGCTGCCTGTCCTGTGCCGCTCAGCAGTGCAGCGTCTGCCGTTCTGCGAAGGCTCGTCGCAAGGCTCTCACCTTCCTTTGCAGCCGTCCCGGCATTTCCTGCGAACCGTGCGACTTCTTTTGACCCTTCGCCAGTGACGCCAGCGAACTGAGTCATCGACTGCTTGATGCTCGCCACCATCACGGACAGGCGAGAAACGGACGATACAGCAGCCGTCGCATCGACGCCGACCTTGATGGTCGTGTCCTTCGTGAGAGCCTTAACATCTCCGTCAGCCTTTGCGACAGAGCCTGCGTCGACCTCAGCCTTGATCTTCACAGCCTTAGACGAGACCTCGTCCAACTGATCGGCAAGACCGTCTACGGAGTCGGACAACTCCTCGAAAAGATCGAGAGACTCAGCGATCCCCTCGCGAAGACCAAGAAGGTCTGCCGCGAACTCGATAGTGATGCTGCCGATAGTTGCCATCGCTTAGCCTCCGAATGCCTTTCGGAGTTCCGATAGCATCTGCTCCTTGGTCTGGGGAGTCTTGCGGAACGACGGCATGAGCATTTCCTCTTCGAGATTCTTTGATCCCCATGCCGTGCATAGAGCCGTGGCAAGACGAGCGACCTGACGCCACTCGTCTCCCCACGGTTCTATTTTCCAATAACTCTCCCACTCTGCGAGTTCAGCCGCGTCGACTGTCTCTAAGAGTTCTTTGTGAGACCGACCCAAGGCTAGTGCGAGCCGAAACTCGAAAAGCCTTCGGGGTCTCGTCAGGAGTTTCCCGCCAGTTCCTCGACGTCGTCCTTGGTGAAGCGGTTGTGCTTCATGCAGACGGTGAACAGCTTGTCGAGGACGGCAGCGGACTTCTCTCCCAACTGCGGGATGTCCGCCTCTGCGAAGAGACGGTTCCCCTCGTCGTCGCACAAACACTTGGCGACGAGCTTCGCCCGGACCATGTCCACCGACTTGTTGCCGTTGACGAACTCAGCCTCGAAACGGTCACGCTCCGTGCCCGTCATCACCCGAATCTTGACCGACCCGTTCCACTCAGGAACTTCGACGTCGATCATCTTCTTGTCCTGAGCCGCCAGAATCGCTGCCTTACTAAGTGCCGACATTGCCTACTCCCTTAAAACTACTCGTTTGACAACTTGAACGTACAAGAGCCACGAACGAGTTCGCCTGCTACCACTTCCGATGAGATTGCCGTGAGGAAAGCGGGCGAACTGAGGTTCAGCCCATCCACCGACAAAGTTCTTTGTGTTCCGAGAAGATCGATTCCGAATCCTTCCGGGCCGAAAAAGTCACAGCTAAGCTCACCCAAGTCGATCACCGCGAAGTCGACTGACTTCTTCATCAGCTTGTGATTCGAGAAGTTTGGGTCTGTGACATACGTTGATTCGCTCATTGACGTTATGTCGATCTCACCAGCAGCGGAGCCGCTGTAGGACATTCGCGTAACGCCAATTGACGTCGTCCCCCAGTTCAGGACGATGCCTTGGCTCTGTACTTCTGTAGTAAAAGCCATTAGTCCACCGAAATTTTAAATGTGCAGGAGCCTTTTATTAGCTCGCCTGCTTGGGCTGTGATGCTCAAGCCAGTGCAGAGGGCGTAGCCGATGCTCTCGCCTGTTAAGCCGGAGCCAGCACCGGGACCGGCACCTTCAAGTGCGATTGCATAAACTGCGTCCGTCGGAGGGAGAGTTGCACCGACCCAGTCAACCTTTAGCTCAAGACTCTTGAGACCGCCCGGCCTGTACCGTGCCAAGCACCCGGCACCGGCAGGGATGTCTGTGCTAGTGACTGCGAACTCACCAGCACTCTTGGACACAGAGATAGACGTCGCCGTGTAAACGACGCTGTTGAACTTGAACTTTATTCCCTGAGATGTCTCAAATGGCATCAGTCGTAGCTCACTTTAAAGGTGGCAGAACCTTTCAGGATTTCGCCTGCTGATGCAGTGAGAGACAGCCCTGTGCAGAGTGCAATGGTCCCCGTGGCACCCATAGCCGTACTAAGACTGAATGCAGCGGTCGCATCTACGGGTGGTACTGTGAGTCCAAGCCAGTCGACCTTGATCTCGACGTTCTCGACTTCGCTTGCACGGTAACGGCGAAGGGCAGTCGCAGTGGGCATGATGTCAGTGCTAGTGCAGTCGAACTCACTGGCATTGCGACTGACGCTGATCTGAGTCGCCGTGTAAGGCTGACCGGCAAACGTGAAGACGATTCCTGTTGCGAATGGTGGGTCGACCGGCACAAGTCACCTCAATCCTGACTGACCTTGAATACCGCAGAACCCTTGAGCAAATCGCCCGCTGAGCCAGTGATGCTCATGCCTGTGCAGAGTGCCTTCTTTCCGCTGAAGGCATTGGCACCCAAGTCCGTACCAGTGATCGTGAAGTCCTGAACCGTTTTCACGGTGGGGATTGTTCCGCCGATCCAGTCCACCTTGATCTCGACTACGTTCAGCTTTCCGGCACGAAGTCGCCGGAAGCTTCCGATAGCCATGTCCGTCGTTGAGATGTCGTTCTCTCCACGGCTCCGCGACACGGCGATCGACGTCGCCGTGTAAGTGGTTCCGCCGAACGTGAAGGTAATCCCCTGTGATGTTTCAAACGCCACGGGGCTACCTCATTAGTTCTGCGAGAGTCGGAGGGACATAGAACCCTTGATAAGCTCGCCGGTCTGAGCCGTGACGTCAGCCGACGTGCAGAGGGCGGAAGTGGGAATGCCGGTCGTGAAGCCTGCATTCGATCCAGTCCCATCAATCGACCACGAGATCGAGCCTGTCGCAGTCATCTGCGGGAGCGTCAGGCCGATGAAGTCGACCTTCAGTTCGTCGCCGTCACGAATCGAGCCGAGTCGGTACGAGCGGTAGCTGCCGTGGGCACTCTCCAGCGAGGTGACGTCGATCTCAGGCGTCTTCTTCGAGACCGAAATCTGAGTCGCGGTGAACTTCGTGCCGGAGAACGTAAAAGAAATACCCTGCGAAGATTCGTAAGCCATTTTAGTCGTCCCTCCTTGGACGCTCAGACGGATTCAGTGAATCGGACTTCGTATACCTGATCGACCCGATATAGCGGTTTGGACTGACCCTCGAACGGACGCTCCATGTTGTCCTGTTCCGAGACGAGTGCCGTCGTTACTATTTTCACGCCCTGAGTGTCGCCCGTAAAGTTGTCGCACGAGAGACGAACGGAGTCGGCAATCGACTTTGCTTCGCTGTAAGTCTCCGAGACGATCGCCACGGAAAAAGTCGCCACCGGCACTCCGAAGTTGCCAGTCAGACCCCGCTCTCGACGCGTTCCCGTCCGCTTGTAGACGATGAGAGGAAACGGTGCATTCTGGGTGGCGAGGACTGGATAGATGCCTGCCGTCGTGGCGGCATCAAGCCTCTCGCGGAGCCACTTTTCAGGTGCTGCCATCGATCTCCTCCACGAGGCGTTTCTGCAAGAAAAGCACGCCTTCCGGTGAATACGCGTCGAACGTCTCCTCAAGGACGGTGCTAAGCTCATCTGTGGATGCCCACCTCAGAACACTTCGGCCACGAGTCTTGGGCCGGATTACACTGTCGAGGTCCGGGTTGCCAGCGGTTTCGACCTCACGCTCGTAGCCCACAAAGGCCTCTTCGCCGTCGGCCTCGTAGATCACGGAGTCCTTCAGCCTGCCGCTGTACCCTTTTGGGGTAGCGGCACGGAGCCGGGCCGCGAAGATTTCAGATGCCTCACCAAGAGCGGACTCACTGTCCACCCTCGCCGGAATCTTCTCCAGCTTCGCGATGATCTCATTCAGACCCTTGATTCGGACGCTGCTCATGTCGTCACCCGCTCCTTGCAGACGACGGAGTGTTCCTCGCGGTTGTTCTTCTCCGTGATCGAGACGATGTCGAGCGTCCGTGCGGGAGTCCTGCTCGTCCACAAAATTCGCATGGAGGACGTCAGGCCGGGCACGTAGCGAAACCGGACGGTGTGGGTCGCGATCGTCGCTAGTTCCTGAGACAACATCGCTTCGCTGGCGGTGAGACCCTCGACGGCGGCACGCCGGTTGGCAAACGGGGTCCACGTGGCTGTAGACTCGCCGTAGGCATTCGTGGCCTGTGTGGCGACCTGAATTGTCACCGCCTCACGGAGGTCTCCAGCCCGCATGCTCATCGGTACTGTCCCCAGTTCACGGAGCCGAGAAGGTGGTCGACAGCCAGAGGGACGGGGTTCATCGAGCCGGGAGCAACCGCTTCGCGATTTGTGAACCAGTGCCCGATCATCATCAACATCGCGTGGCGTGCGGGTTGCGGCACAGACTTGCCACTGTCGCCGTAGCCGCACCAGAATGTGATCGTGACGTCATTCTCGGCACCACGGCACGGGGGCCACGTCCTGTTCCACTGAGGACGAATCACCGCAGGAGTGGCGTCGCGATCCTGACGGAAGTCAGTGAACGGAACTGGCGAATAGATGCCGTCGCTTGGGATGTACGTGACGACGATGTCGCCGGTTGTGATCGGTGGCCGGGGTAGCTCGATGTCCCAGCTTGGGAACGTGTCGAGTTTCATCTGCCACTGCGATCGGATGAGAGTCCGGTCGCACACCGTCTCCACGTGCCACCGTGCAGCCGTCACGAGACCCATGACATACAAGTCGTCAGCGTCGTAGTCCGCGTCGATCCGGAGGTGAGACTTGGCCTCTGCGAGAGAGATCGGCTCGACCACCGGCTCCGTGATCCTTCGCAGGGACCGATAGCGGAGGTTCGATCGCTTAACAAGCTCGTAGTATTTCACGGCTTAACTTTCCGCCTTTCGACGTGCATCGTCGCCTGCTCGACAACGACAGAACGCGTCTCTTCAGTGACGAGTTCTGCGAGTCCTTCATGAATCCAGCCGCGTGCAGTTGGGTCGAAAATCTCGACGATCTCGCCCTTCTTGTGCCACGACCAGTCAGCCAGCATCTTGATCTTCATGTTCCGCTCTTCTCCGCGTGTGCCTGCGAACCCCAAGCCTCCGGTGGTCGCTTCCCGCCGCTGTTCCAGAAATGAGTCGGATACTGGTAGGTTGCCTTGAGCCGCTGGTCAGGCCACGTGATCACAAGTTCTGCGTGACCGATCGCAACTTGCGGGCAGATAGCCAGCTTGTTGCCGCACGCCCGGAACTTGTGCCAGAAAAATATGTCTGGGTCTTGTCGGTCTGGCCCCCAGTCTCCGTCTTCGTCAGGGACGCCAATAAACCAAGGCTTCGTCATCTTCCTGAGTGCAGACGTGCGAATCAGAGTCATGCCGAAGTGAGCCGTGTCGACAAGCTGTGCCGACTTCTCCCACCATTCGGCTGGCATCGTGATGGTCTGCTCACCCTTGCCAGCCAAGCCTTCGGGCGTGAACATCAACTGCTTCTCATCTCTCTTCATCTGAAGAGGAGCGATCGCGTCCACGCCAGAGATGAGGATCGCGGACAAGAGTCGAGTCAGGCAGTCAGGTTCAAAGACACTGTCATAGTCAACAGTACAAATGAAATCGTATCCCGCTTCCTCTTTAGAGAGGTCAGTCAGGATACGGTTCATCGTCTGGTCCCAAAACGCCCCAGTGCCTTTTACGACTTGGATGCCGTGGGGAGCGAATGTGCTTGTTACTGAAAAGTAGTTATCAGTAAAAGCGAGTCGCGGCATACTTAGGCACGCCGCGACTCGTACATCGTGTTCAACATTGCCAACGAGAACCCGCATCTAACACCTCAAGCCCCTCCAAGGGAATGAAGCTGGGCATCCTTGCCCGTCGAGTCCGTCCTTGGACTTAGTAGGTCTGGAACTGCTTGTTGATCGTCGGCACGGCAGGGGCGACGTTGTTGACGCCCATGTCCGCAGCCGTGATCGGCATATCTTCCAGCTTGCTGAGTCGTGCAACGGTCGAGATCGTGGCCGCGTTACCCGGAGTCGCAACGACAGTCAGGAACCGCTGCTTGCCACGCATATCGACGTTGAACCGGGCCACGGCACCCGTGCCACCCGTCGTCGAGCCAGCACCGGCGGTGATCGTGAAGCCGCTGATGTCGGCCTGACCGCTGCCAGAAGTATTCGACTGCTGAAGCTTCAGCACGCTGGCATAGCTGGAGGTCGCGGCGGTGAACGCCGAGAACACCACGTCGATGCTCGCGTAGTCGGCACCAAGGGTGTCGATCTCGTGCGAGTGGGTGGCATTCGCAGCCACAGCCACGCCCACCTTGGCGACCGTCTTCGTTCCTTCGAGATGATTCACGTCTTATGTCCTTGTAAAGAAGGGTGTCTGAAAGTAGAGTATACGTACTAATCAGGAGGCAGCGGTCCGGAGAGCCACGAGCGGACCAGCACGGTTTTGGTCGCCAAGATCGTGCGTCAGGGCATCAAACCTCATAGTTGAATATAAGAGCGTTTGATCCAATTCTGCGTAGCGTTCCGTGGACTGCTTGATCGTCAGGCCGCGACGGGTCGCGTAGAAGCTGCTGAGCGACAGGTCGCCGAACAGGAACTTCACCACGCCGGGGTCAGCCGACACGTTGTTAGATAGTGTATGTACGAACACTACTGGATATCCGAGCAGTCGCATTTCCGAACCAGCCGAAACCGTGGCAGGCGTGTTGCCGCCAGCGATGCCGACGTTGTTCACGAGGCCGAGACGCTGCACGCTGGCAGCGAAGACGGCGGGATTCACGAACCACTTCGCTTGGGCACGGGCAAAAAGTGGAAGTCGACCAGCGGTGGCGATGAGCGAGTCGAGCTTCAGGGTCGAAGCACCAGTCTCGCCGCTGCCAGCCGTGATCACGCCAGCACCGTGGGTGCCATCGACGATCTTCGTCGCAGCCCCAACGATTCCGCCATGCTCGCCGCTGCCTGTCCCGACGAACGCACAGACATCGACCAATTCCGCAATAGCCCGGCTCACCTCTCCCGTCAGATAATCTGCGAGATTCAGTACCGACGAGTCTTCCAAAATCTCCGAAGAGATGCGGCTCGCTACGGCAGCTTTTTTGGCTACCAACTGAACACGGTCCCAAGCCGCATCAGATTCGTTGATGCTAGAATTTTCCCCCACAAAATAGGCCTTGAGACCCCCCACTCGGCGGGGTACAATAAGGGTATCCGACTTCATGCTGAGGTTGCGGGCGTTCGCAGGGAATGCACCGAATTCCTCGACCAAAACGATGATTTCGTTGAGAATTTCCTCATTCACGAAAATCCCGCCTTGGGCATTGACCCCCTCATTCAGGGCACGCGACTCGGTCACGTTGTTATCTTTGCACCAACGCTGGGCTTCGGTGTCCTTCAGCAAGGTGGCACGGAAAAATTGACCAGCACGGTACGCACGCTCTTCGGCGTTCGCACCCTTGAAATTCTTGAGTCGGCCTGCACCCGGAAGTGCAATGGGGGAAATCTTCACGAGCGTCTCCTTGGAGTTGCGAGTTTCGATCTTGGCTGGGGTGGACTTGTCGAGAACGGCCCGGAGTTCCAACTCCTTGGCAGCGACGTTCTCGTAGAACGTGATCTGGTCGCGAAGCTTCTCGGCACGCTCGCAGAGGCAGCGAAGCTTCTTCTGCTTCTCGCCTTCCACTTCCTGCGTATCCTCGACCTCGTCCTTCTCTTCGTCGGGAGCGGCGTGATCCATGCCGTTCTGCTCGACCATGTCGTCGCCTTGATCGGTGGTCTCGGTGTCAGTCTCCTGAACCGCACCCATCTCAGCGAGGACGGCGGCGAGTTCGTCGAGGAGCTTCTTGACTTTGGACGAGGCTTCCATGCTTCGCGTTCCTTAGCTAGTGGTTTGACGTTGCGGCCACGCGATGCGTGGCGACACGTTCAACCTACGAGTTAAGGCTCAACGCCCTGAAGAGGGCGGTCTAAGAAAGTGTTGTATGAAACAACACTATTTTGGTCCGGTGCGACGCCAGCAGATGGATCGCACGTCGTTGGCAGTAACGATAGAACGGTCTTGACGACCGCAGACTTGGCAGCGGAGATACCTCACTTGAAGATCACCACTCTGGCGGCTGCTCCTCGTGATCATCCTTCCGCTACACCCAGCACACGAACACTTGTCACCGCTTTGCATTTGGTCTCCGATAGAAAGAGTCGGTGAAATGCGTATCGAAATAGAAGTCAGCCAGACCACCGACGACGTCTGGTACGGCTGAACCAAAGGCAGAAACAGCCGCAGTCGCGATCACGATCCCAGCCTTACTGGCAGAGACCTCGAAACCGTTTCGGGCGATACGCTTCACGTATGAGAGCGAGTCGGTCTTGACCGCGAACTTTGTCTGCTTCGGTGCGTTGGCGGAGGCGATCTCCTTCACAGCCTGTAGCTCTGAGTCTGATAGCTCTTTGCCAGCCTTCTTGGGGTAGATCGTCAGGGTCTTGTTCGTGAAATCCACGACGTGAGTCACCCTGCCTTCGCGGTTCTTGATCTTCACAGTCAGCCGGGCACGTCCCGTCGTGCTTGCCACTGAGTTCTTGCTGCCACCAAGACTCTTGACGATGTTCGCGACGCCTTCGTCCGTCATGCCAAGTTTTGTGATTCGATTCGACACTCGCGTCGGCCTCATCTGGTTGTCGTAGATTCCCTTGACAGCACCGGCGACAGCACCGACGGCGGCGTTAGATGCCGCGACTTGAGGGAGGAATGTCTTTGCGAAGCCAGCGAGGGCACCAAGAGCAGCACCCTTGGCAGCACCCTTGGCAGCATCGGCTGCGATCCCTGAAGCACAGGTGTTCCCCTTGGAGAACTTGCCGTCGTTCTCCTGCCCGCAGTCTCGTGCTTCGGCGAAGGCGAGCAGCGACGCGTACCGGGCGTCGAGCGAGGGCGATCCGCCGCGACGCTTTTTGTTTCGCTCGCGAATTGCGTCCCTGAGATGCTTTGGCTTCTTCCAGCCCGGTTTAGCGACAGAAGAAGGGTCGCCGACAAGCCTTTCGAGCATGGTACTCATCGGTAATCCTCGTCTTCGTTGACGTACAAAACCATTCCCGTTTTGGTTTTAACGGCACCCGTGATCTTCAGCCTCGACGGAGGACGCACGACCTCCGCCTCGCTGTGCGTGTCTGGCTTGAATACATATCCGACTCTTGGCTTTTGCATGACGAGCAGAAGCCTGTTGCCGCCGAAAGATCGAGCAGTTCCGCGAGATGTAGTCCAGCTATTAACAGCGTCGTGGCTCACGTATCCGTCTGAAAGAATTCTCCTAGCTTGCTGCTCATCAACGCTAATTCCACGATACAACTGCAAGCAGCACTCGATAGTCTCTCGTGCGACCGCCTTTTCGAGTTCTTCCTTCATCTTCTCGACAGCGGCACCCCTTGCTTCATTTCGCATTGTGTCGATTTCTTCATCGATGAATTCATTCTGCTGCCACACCCAATCGCTCTGGGCAGCATTCTTCTCATCTTCAGTCATTGAATCCCATCGATCGCCAAATTCCGAATTCTTATCAAGCGACTCCCAAGCAGCCTCGTTCTCCTTTTGCTTTTCTTTCTTGAGTTCTTCTGCCATATAGTCGTCAATCGTTCCGTAATCGGCTCCGTGGAAGTCGATCGATTCGTCCCCCTCAGAGTCGTTGCCGGTGAAGTATCCGTAACCCTTACCTATGTAGGCATCCAGCGGAGACCAGCTTGGGTCTATGTCGCTATCCGGCTGGAGCATCTTGGCGTCCTCGAATGTGACGCCAAGACCGCATTCGGAACCGTGACACTCAATTTCGTCAAGGTAGTCAGGTGTGTTCGTGTCTCTGCGGTCGAGTACGGGAACCTTGCCGCCGCGTGTGTCAACGACTGAGTAAGACTCTTTTGTGTCTTTCTCTGTCCAATACTCGCGAGGGAACTCCTTGTCGAGCGACTCACCCGAATGCCACTTCGCAGTATCTTCAGAGAATAACTGCAAACTGCCGCCGCCCTTCGACGAGCAGTCATTCGTGACGCCGTTGCCTTCGCCGTTTGGGCAGAACCCACGAGCCTGAGCAAATGCGAGCAGGGAAGCGTGCCTTGTGTCGAGCGATCTCTCCCATTTCTTGGGACGCTCGTGCGGCGGGAGCAGTACGGAGAAGCGGTACTTGTCCTCCCACGCCTTGATCTTGGCGGCGTTCTCCTTCTCCCAAGACTTGATGTCTGACGCCTTCGTGAAGACCTTGATTTTAGTGTCTGCATCCCGCCCCGCAAACGCTTCGCTGGCTGCGTTCTTGATCACGCCAAGCTCGTCGTCGC